GTTTTTAGAAGGTTAGCTCGCAGATCCGATCGTGATTTTATGATCGTTTGCAACTGCTTGAGCGCTTGTTCAGCGTTTAAGCCTGGTTATCCAGAACCTTCCCATGTTACCCAAATGTTGCGAAATCTTGAACAGAGACCGATTAACACCAATGAAGAGGTGTTTAAGGTTTCCTACAAGGTTCCTGACCTTGATCTAAGTACAATTCCTCACTTGCTGATGTACTCGGGGAGTTCTACCGTTAAAGCCCCTGTTTTTGAAGGCCGCTCGGTTCCCCAAAATACTCGGTTGGAATTGGACATGCAAATCTTTAGAGATCCTATTAACTGGAAACTCTACCACCATTACAAGGAATTTTATTCCCCTATTGTTGGGCGGATCCCCATGCCAAGCTTTTCCAATTTTGAATCGGACTTTCCTTTTTCAGGAATTTTGTGTCCGTTGGATAAAGATGGTTCTTGGAAGATCCGTTGGATTGCATCTCCAGTACGTATCCATCAAATGGCCTTAAGACCACTTGGTGATGCGTTATTCTCGCTCTTGCGAAAATTTCCATGGGACTGTACTTTTGATCAAAAGAGGGCTGTACCAATACTGCAAAAGGTTCTTCAGGAGGGCAGAACTATCCATTCGATAGATCTTGAATCCGCTACAGACAATTTTCCGCTAAATTTTCAACTCCGCATCCTTAGGCAGCTTAATTCAAGCTTGTCCTGGCAAAGATCCCTTGATCTTTTTAGAGATCTTGCCAGAGGAGAGTGGCGTTCAAATTGGGCGGGGAAGTATGTCCGGTGGACCAAAGGTCAACCGATGGGGTTGTACCCGAGTTTTCCTGCTTTTGCAGTGACACATGGTCTCCTCCTCAAACACCTGGATCCGCGTGAGCGTTTTCTTGTCCTTGGTGACGATGTTGTCATCTGGGATGATGAAACCGCCCGGAAGTACCGCGAAATTTTGGCGAAGTGGAGTGTTCCGATTTCCTCCGCAAAATCCTTTTCAAGTTCTGTTCTTTGTGAATTTGCAGGGATGGTCATCACTAACCGCGGTGTTTTCCACAACTTTAAATGGAAAGACACGTCGGATGATAACTTTATGGAACAGATGCGTCAATTCGGAAAGCGTTTTAGACGAGCTCTCGCCTGGCGTCAACGACGTGTGTACGATAAGATTGCACACCTTCAGCCACCAATTGGGTGTCATCATGGTGTTGATAGTACGAACATCGTGAAATCCATCCAAGAAACGGATGAATGGTTATCTGAACCAGACGAGCGAGGGAGCCGTTGTATGGGCTTCTTCGATTGGTGCAAAAACCAATTATCTCTGGCTAAGCTCCTACCTTGGAGAACAGATAGGTCTATCCAGAGGACTTTCGATAAGAAAGTCTTGAGGGCTATTGACAACACCCGACTAAAGGGAATTCGAGGAAACTTGAATCCCTTTAGAGATGTCGTTCGGGCTGCCCGGGTTGAACCGGATACCCCTAACCTCTTTATGTTCGACAAAGTTCGGCCTACTGCTCTTGAACTATATGAGCGAAGGCTGGGCCTCAGGACTAAGAGAACCTCCCCTAATCCTGCTTCTCAACGTACGAAACGCGAGTAAGCTGCCG